AGGCAACATGATCTACTACGCCGCTAATCGTACTTTCGCACTCGACATGGTGCGCACAAGTATTGTGAATGATGCGGCGGTTATTGGTGGTTACACTTCACATAAAGACACTTTGATGGCACACTTGCGGGATATGGTTCGGGAAGAAACTCCCGAGAAAGAGCCGAAGTGGGTCAAGTTGAACGGCAATGACCACTTCTTTCACAGCATGGCTTTTGCCTTGCTAGCCCGACGAGTAGCAGAGCATATCTTTTTGCATAATTTGAACGATACTGCTATGACGCTGTCTATTCTTGGGCTGGATATGGGCAAGAACAATGACCCGACTGACAGGTTTAGAAATAAGGACGTAAACAAGTATGGCTTTGGTAGATAGCTTCCAGTTCATTCTTCCGAAGAAGAAGAACAAGGCCGGAGGCACAGCAGCAACACCGGGGTACAACCCTAACGAAACAGCACTCTCGGTTCCGGGTTACGATGAACATCGCACGAGTCTATTTGATTCTCGTCTCGCAGATGATAGCCGAACTCTCCTCGACCGACTGGTCCGTCATGACCCCGACGTCTCCTCAGCTATCTTTGCCTACGGAACCATCGCTAGCTCCGCAAACCTAGTGGTCACCGCCTACGATCAGAACGGAGAGCTTTCCCGAGACGGTATCGAACTGGCAAACAACATCATGACTCGCCTGTTCACGGCGAATGACTACACGCTTGGGTACAATGCCAAGTCTGCTCGCAAGAAGTTCTTTGACGATCTTCGGTACAGCACCATGCTCCGAGGAGCCATTGGCTTTGAGCTAGTCTACGACAAGTCGATGGAGCCGTATGAGCTTCGCAACGTCGATAT